CAGTTATGTTTAGTCCTGCCTCCATGAGTACTTCTTTGCGAGACCTTCCCGTTCCAAGTTCCCTAACCTCAACGTCATGCGGTAAGAACTGCTCCCACCTCGCATAGTCATTATCCTGCAACCAGCGTACATACCAATCCAAACCGACTCCGTGGTTCTCGACGCAGTCAATAAGCCGCACCTCTTTGCCAACCAGTTGAGCCACCCACAGACAAGTCGAGTCACCCATGCCGAGATCCCAAGCAACAAAAGACCGACAAAGATCATCGCGCTCAATACGGGTGATATGGCCTTTTTCTTCGATAGTATTGATGATCTGACCATAGTAGCTACCCTCAACAGCCGCGTTAAATGAACACTCAAACTCTTGGTTATACTTGTCCTCACCCATTTCTTTACGGGCTGAATCAAGCTCAGACTCCACTAGAATCTTGGTCTCGCTGGCTTTAAACTCTAGTAGCTTCCAATCATCCGCATCGTCTGCTCTATCTCTCAGGTCAGCAAAGTGGTTTCGCCCCTTAGGAGTACCCACGAACATACACCAGCCAAGACGATCAGCAAGAGCTGGCCGGATAATCTCATTCCATATTTTCGGGTCTTGGTCTCCGATCTCATCCAATATAACTCCATCGAAATATTGACCGCGCAAGCTATCAGGATTGTCGCTACCATAAAGACTAATGCGGCGGCCCCAGAAGTCAGCCCTGAGTTCAGAAATGTTGTGAGTTGCATTTAGTGGCCTTGTGAATTTGGTTAGGTAATCCCATGCTACTCGTTTGGCTTGCCCATATGTAGGCGCAATGTAAGCAAATCTAGGCTCATCCTTGTCGCACTCAATAGCAGACTTAATCAGGTGGTTGATAGCCGCTACAGTCTTGCCCATCCTCCTGTGTGCTACTACGACACAGAACCTAGTGCCATCCATAGCCTCATGCATCTGCAACTGAGGCGCTCTAGGCTGGTACGGAATGACTATTTGCGTCATGTAATGGCTCTCTGTTTTCTTTGTACGATCCAGTTTTTCTCGTATCTACCCAATCATCGCCAACAAACTTAGGCTCTACATTGTTTAGCCATTTTTGAACTGACAGGAAGCATCCACCAAGATCACCAAACTTACCGCCATGCCAACTGTTCGGATAAACGCGAATAGCATCTCCAATATTATTCTGAGCAAACCATTGACCATTACACATAAAATCAATCGTTCCACCGACAAAAACCTCAAACGAGTCCACGTTTGGATGGATATGTGGCTCAATCTCTGAGTTTGGTTTAACCAAGAACATCTCAACCTGGTAGTTATCTTGGCGGTACAAAACAACACCATGCGTTTCAGCAATACAAATCAATGAATTAGTTAGTGGCGTATTTATCGGCCTATTAGCAAGCCACCAATCCTTAAAATTCTCTAAGTCATCAAACATTACTTCTGCCATGTAACCACGTGCTGCTGCGCTCCACCGTCTGCGCCTGTTACCTCTGTCCTAGCTAACTTAGGTATATGGTACTCACTGAGCTTGTTCATCAAGTCTAGTGCCTTATACGGGTCTTCTTGCGCTACTTCATTGAGCCATCTATCCATGTTGCCAGCATTGCGCTCTAGTAGATTAGCAATAGCCTCTCGTACCACTGTAGTTGACTTGTTAGGTACTCCTTTAGGTCTACCAGGGCCAGCAGTGCCATCGCCTACTTTCCAGTTATTTGCGGTTTCTTTTACTTTTTCTGTTTCCATTTTTGCATTACCTTTCAGGTGTCATGCTTAATAATACGTATCGTATACATCTGGCCTATTCTGCCGTATCCATGCCCTACTATCCTCATGGCATTTAGCGAAGTCGCTGCCTACTGTCTGGCTTCCTGCGTGATGCACATATCCTCTGCTTACCCAATGCGTAAAGCCAGCCTTAGTCATGTCATCGCAGATAATGTTATCAGAATACCAGTTTACGCTTGGAAACTTAGCTGCTTTCCATGCCTCCTTTGATACTGACGCAAAGATAGGTGCAATAGTCTGTGCCTTCTTTATAAATCCCTCGCTTCGATAGCGTAAACCTACAAAATCATCATCAACGATAGGATAACGTATATTCTGCTCAGGCAATACAAAGTCAGACCTAGTACCCAAGAAGCCAACCTTATATCCTGCGTTCTTGAGCAAATCCCAATCTACTGCCATTTTAGTAATAGTACTAGGTGTAGGTACTACGTCATCATTAGCCAGGATCACAGAATCATATCCCTGAGCAAACACGTGGTTTGTAGCTACATTGTAGGCATCACCAAAGTTAGACTCCATGTTCGGAATCATCTTTATGTGCTTACCGAAACATTTAGGCGTATTGCAGCTTATGTACACTGGTATGTGAGGCGCATAGACCTCTAAAGCAGTTACCAGTACCGTTAAGCCAACATTCCCCGTACTACAAATCACGATTGCTTGCATAAGCCCCAGAAGTAAAGATCAGCAGGTGAATCACAAGTGGAAAACTCGTATTGCTCAAACTTGCTTAAATCGCATTTATCTCTAAAGTCTTGCTCTGTTAAGTTAAGATAATAATCGCCAAGAAAAGGATTGTCAGCCCTGCTAGTCCTTCCAGTGCCATGCTCCGGCCTCCCTGTAGTAGCGCAGCTAAAGAATACTAATCCGCTGGACATCCGTACCATGTTGTCGAATGTCTCAACCCACTTATCGTTATGCTCAAAGCACTCGCAGCTAGCCGTAACGTCAAAATAGCCTGTAGGGAATGTTAGTTCTTCACCCCTAGCCACTACATCAACGCCTCTACCCTCGCCAATGTCCACGCCAATATAGCTAGATGTATCAAAAAAGATACGTATCGAACCATTGATGTCGAGAGAGCCAATCTCTAATACTTTTTTATTAACAAAGTAATCAGGAAACTTGGCTTTAACTCTACCTACAAAGTCGAGCTGGCTTTGATGACTCACTTCTTCTTAGCTTTGCTTTTAGCGGTTCGTGAACCACGCATAGGCATTGAAATCTCAATCTCAATCTTGCCGCCCTTCTTGCCGTTCTTTTCTTCCTTATCTTCCATCATGCAATTCTTACCGCCTTTGCACTCACCACCCTTGCATTTAGGACAAGATTTCATGCCTTTCATTTTTTCCCCTTTTTTGTTTTCTTAGCAACACTTAAAGCTATCGCGACTGCCTGTTTCTGAGACTTAACAACAGGGCCACCCTTACCCGAATGTAATGTTCCACCCTTAAACTCTGTCATTACCTTGCTGATTTTCTTTTCAGCCTTCGTCTTTTTCATTTAGCAGCCCCTTAACTTGTATAAGTAAGTCAATCTCTGTTATCTGGTACTTGCGCTCAAAAGCTTTGCGACCCATGCCGTGATAGCCAGTGTTACCCCTGTGATGCTCAGGGCATAGCGGAATAGCGTCATAATGACCACTCCTAACACCCATACCTAGCCCTATACCACGAACATGATGAATTTCGGCAGGAGTTCCAGCATTATCTTGGCGGCAACAAATTATACATCCCAAATCTGCCACTTTTGCAAGATATTTCTTCTCGTCCTTAGTCATCAATGTTGTCGATGATACGTTGTAGATACACAGCTAAATCCATTGCTTCCTCTTGCGCGTGAATAAGCCATTGCTTTGCAGATAAGTCTGTCCTCTCTGTGCTGACACCGTACTTCATCATCCCGAACTCAGCTCGATCTGCCAGCTTCTGCCTGACTGTCTGAACATTCTTATCCATTACATCGTCCTTTTATCTATACTGCGATTAGAAGCCTCATAAGAGCGCCAAACATCTACCCTAGCCTGTGCTGCTATCAGCATCCAGCGAAGCCTCTCAGCTTCTTCTACAGCCTCCCTCAAGCCTTCCAATACAGCTTGATACTCTGGATGAGCGTAAGCATCTGCCTCTTTCTCTGCCATTGTTGTACGTGGGCTTGATTGGAAACAAATAGCTTTCTTAGTCTTGCGGTACTCAGTCAAGTAAGTAACTTGAGCTTTAGCTTTAGCATAAGCCTGTGAGTTT